TTAATATTCTAAAATTTCTATTGCCTTTAAATATTTATTTCTTCTATTAATATCTCTTTCTGTTATAGTTTTTAATCTTTTTAAGTTTGAATTATGCCTTAAATCTGACAATTTTACAGCTAAAGCTATTTTATTTGTCTTTACTTTATTTATATAATTAAAATACTCTTCATTTGCACTATGTGTCAAAAGTAAAATAGCTTCCATTTGCTCCTCATCTAAAAAACTAAAATCTTTAATGTTATACAAATCACTATCTTCAAGAACATCATGTAGTAAGGCAACAGTCTTTGTCCTTATCCCTTTTACTCCTAATGCAACATTTATCGGATGAAAAATATAACATCTCCCTGCCTTGTCTTTTTGATTAATATGTGCCCTTAACATAATAAAAAATGCTTTAAATAATCTTAACATAATTTCTCCTTTATTAAAAAACTATACAATATTGTTATACCCTTTTTAAAGTGATGAATATATCTATTTATTTTTTATTATTTCTTTCAGAAATACAATTGCTTGTAAACAAGCAATTGTTGAGATTTTCACAGTCGATTGTGCTCAAATCAAAGATTTGAACAATCTTTGCGTCAGACCTACTTTTGTTTACAAGTAAACAAAGTTAGGGCTAGATCCATTTCGCTTCGCTACAGTCGAAATGACGTGTAAGGAGAAATCTTCGTTTAGTAAAAAGACGTTAGAGGTAAATAAAATTCAACATTTATTTTCAATTTAAAATAAAAAAATCTAATATTTTACAACGCTTTTATCTTTTATTAAGTAAAAAAGTAATAATCCTATTATCTTATAGTAATAATTCACGTCATTGAATTATGTATAGGAATGCCCCCAATACGTCATCTCGACTAGAACGTAGTGGAATGGAGAGATCTCATACTTTTGCTTTAGCAAAAGTAAATGTATCGTAGATACATCATTAAATTTATTTTATTTCTTTCAGAAATACTATTGCTTGTAACCAAGCAATAGTTGAGAGTTTCACAGTCGATTGTGCTCAAATCAAAGATTTGAACAATCTTTGCGTCAGACCTACTTTTGTTTACAAGTAAATAAAGTTAGGGCTAGATTCACTATGCTTCGCTACAGTCGAAATGACGTATAAAGGAAATACCTTTATTTAAGAGATAGACGTTAAAGGTAAATAAACTTAAAACAATAAAAAAACGTTGGAAAAAATTTCCAACGTTTTAAATTCATATTTACTATCTCTTTGAGAATGTTACAATATGTATTTTTTAATATTTTTAATATATCTGCATGTTATATGTAATCTACTTGTATATGTTGAAATAATTTTAAAAAGTCAAAAAATAATTAAAAAATCTTTTAAAAAGTATTGACATAGTATTAATACTATGTTATAATATATATAAGAAAGGAGGTAAGATATAATGAAGCCGAGTAAAAATCGGAAAAAAAGAAAAAAACTAACAATTAAAGAATTCACCTTCAAAATAAATCTTTTCTTTGTTAGTTTAGAAATCACAATCGTAAGGGGAAAATAACCCCCTTACGACTTCATTATAGCAAAAATAGTTATGAAAATCAAGTTTAAAATCAAAAAAACTACATTAAAAGAAAAAATACAATTTGTATTATCTGTTATTGTATTAATAACGATTATATATTTTGTTTGGAGGTAAAAATGGAAGAAAAAAGAAAAGCTTATAAAACAGCTGAACAACAAAAAGAGGCTGACAAAAGATGGATAGAAAAAAATAAAGAGCATAGAAACTATTTAAGTCGTCGCTCTAATGCTCGTGGTTTTATTAGAACATTAGCTAAAAAAGAAGATTTGGAAGAGCTAAAAGAATTAATTGAAAAAACTTTGAAAAAGTGTTAATATTAGATTATATTTTAAAAGGAGATTAGAAAGATGATTTGCGATAACAGAAATAAGATAACAGATAAATATTTAATTAAATTTAATGAATTATTAGAAAAAAGAAATTTAACAGTGGAATATAATGATACTTCTGGAGACTTTATAATATATGATAAATACGGGAATTTAATAGGCAGTTTTTATGATGAATTGAATAAAGACCAAGATGCTACAGATTGGAAAGTTGCTTACAACAACTTAAAAGACCTTTTAGAAATATCTTAAAAATAATAAAAAAATAGGGAGCAATTAAGCTCCCTTTTAATTTACTCAAATGCTCTCATATCAATCCATTTCGCAATATTATGAACATAGTAATAACCACCTCTTTGAGCGGTAACTCTGAATTTTTTATTTAATAATTCATCTGTTTTCATAATTGTTTTAAAACCATCAGTACCCCATGGCTTAGTATCTACAGAATAGCCCCCATGTTTTATAGTAACCTCTTTTTCTATAGTTGTAACAGGTATTAGAGCCCTCTCATCAATCCAGCCACCTAAAAAATGAGAATAATAATATGCTCCCCACTTTCTTGTAACAGTTATAACAAATCCATTATATTCGGTACTCGTTTTTACTTGTTTTCTATCAGAACAGAACCAAGGTAACGTATCTATAGAATAATCGCCATGTATCATATACCTTTCTTGTATAGTATTCATAAATTCTTCATCTCCATTTCTTTCTACATATCTATAAACAGCATAGTTCCATTTATATAAATACATTTTGGAATTTTCAGAATCTTCTGAAATTCCTTTAGCATTATAATTACAATGTATTATTGTGTTATTAGATGTAAATAAAGCGGTGTGTGCTTCGCTACCTGGAACGCCTCTATATCTAGACCAGATTATTACATCTCCTTTTTTTGCTTCCCAAGGACAATTATCTGCTATTTTCTCAAAACCGTTTTTTTCAAGAAATTCTGGAAGATTTGCAGTGTTTCTAATATCATTTCTATTACCGCTATGGGTAAGCCCAAATGCATAAACTATAGAGAAATACATAGAGCTAGAGCAATCATAATAATTAGGACCCTGCCTATTAATCATAGAGTATCCAATACCCTGGCTTTTCTTTTCTCTAAACCATTCTATCATTTTATCTATTTTTTTCATAACATACTCCTTTCAACAAATTAAAAAGGGCTATATAAAGCCCCTTTAATTTATTTCTTGTTTAAAACTCTTTCACTATCTTTGACACCCGCTGTAGTTGGGTCAACAAGTATGCCTAACCCAGCTAAAATGTTTACAATCAACATTAAAACTTGAATAGTTTGGTCTTGTGTTATTTTTGGTACAATTTCAAATTGTGCTAACATTTGATATACAAAAGCTATAATTGTTGTTAGCATTGTAACGATAAATGTTTTGTTTTTTAATCTGATTTTTAAATTTAAGTTTTTCATATTTCTTATTCTCCTATCTGTTTTTTATTGGTACATTAAAAGCACTGTCAATAACTCTATCAACAATGCCGTTCCCGTCTAAATCTTTATAGTTTTTATAAAGTTTTCTTAGTTCTTCAATTTCATCTTCATAAATAAACCCCTGACTATTTGCTTTATTTACTAAGTCTAATATGTCCTTTCTTAATAAGCACGTTATCCCATTAGTTTGATTTTCTTGTAGCTTTAAGATTTTACGAATTGGAGCTCCCAGTGTTCTAATTAACGCAATTGCACTTCCAATTATGCTTAAACTTATTGCTACTGTATTCATATCCACAATTTTATCATCCTACCTTTCTGTAAACAGTCAATAAACGTTAAAATATCAACAAACGGCTCAAAATATCATCTATTTTACATTTGTTTTGTTTTTTAATGTATTTATATGCCTTAATTTATAAATATTTAGGTATAAGTTGCCAATAATTAGATTTTTCACTCGGTTCTTCTCCGTTCTTAACATCTTTTATAGCTTTGTATAATTCGCTATAAAATTTTACATAAGTTTTTTCGTTATAACTTAAATCTCTATAATAATTTTCTGCCTTTTCAAAATTATTTTCCCATTCTGGATTAATTTTCTTTTCAGGTTGCTTTTCAACTGTAACTTGTTTCCAAAAGTCGAAATCAACTAAAGGCATATTGCTATATTTTGCTGTATGAGTTTCTTTGCAATAAAATACAAGTCCTGCATAATTGACATATTCGCCCTTTGTAAAAGGTAAGCCCTCTTTCCAGTCTCTAAAAAATTCAGGATTTTTTGCTTTTTGTTCATCGGTTGAATTCTTGATTACAAACTCTAAAAGTCTTTCCGTTTGCTGTTCTAATTTTTCATCAGGTGTCTTTAAGACTTTACATAGTCCAACTACTTTTTCAAGCTCTTTTTGAATTGTTGAATTATCCGGGCTAGTAATTTCAACGTAGTTAGAGCGTCTTGCAATTACTTCGTAACGTTCTTTTCCATTTACAGTAGTTACTTTGATAACTACTTCTGCTATTTCTTTTTCTTTTTCTGCCATTTTTTTACTCCTTTGCTTTGAAGCTTATTCCACCAATTGAAATCCAATTGGTTTCTATTTCTGAACGATTTTCAATTAAAATGTTTCCATCTTTTCTTATTCTTAAAGTTGCACTTTTAAAACCTGTACACGGTACAAATCTTATTTCGTCCGCCTTTGGTTTGCAATCTTCTCTTGTAATTCTTGCAAACCATTCAGAAGTTGTTCCTTTTGCGATTCCTTGTAGGTGTACTATTCCGAAAGGATCTTTGAAATATTCCAATTCGTTTTCATGATCATAAGGTTTAGTCTCGTTAAAAAGATGTAATTTAGTACAACCTTCTAATTCTATTCCTTTATTGAATCCCATTTTTATATCATTTTCAAAAAAATTAGGTTTTGTAGAACTTTTCCCGACCGCGATACCCGTTCCTGATTCGTGAAAATCTAAAATTACAAAAATAGTATATACGTAAGCTATACTTTCATTTGAACTATTAAAATCAGATATACTTAACCTAAATTCATACTCTCTGTCTGTCGAAACATTATATGTTAAAGTATTTGTATTTAAACTTTTTTCATTTCCTGATACAATATTTGTCCAAGTTGAAGTCCCTCGTGGTCTTCTTTCTATTTTCCAATCACAAGTGTTTTTATTTGCAATGCTTGACATTTTAAAGTTATATATCAACTTTACAACTTTTTCATCAGTTTCTATTCTATCCGCTGAAAAATTCATAATTTTTGGTGGCTCATACGGCTCAACTTTTATTGTTCTTTTTTCACTTGCAGTCTTTCCTCTGCTGTCTGTAACTTTTATGTTTATTTCAACATTTCCGCTTTGTGTAATTTCTTTTGTTGTTATAGCTTGTCCTGAATAAGTATTTTTATCAACAGAAACACTTATTTCTTTTATAGTAGCACCAGCAAGTCCTTTTGCATTTGTTACAACTTTTAATTTTGAATGATTTTGTACATAAACTCCTAATGCTTTTGATTTTGAATTACTATCTGAAATATCTATACTTAAAATATCCGGGGAGTATTTAGATGGAACTTTCATAAACCAGCCTGAATTGTAAGTGGTTTCCCCGATTTGCTCTCCGTTTTTGTAAGTTTTACACCCTATATCCATAAATATTGTTGAACTGTTTGGCTGTAAGTCTACATGCTCTTCAGTTGGTATAAAAGTTAAGTCTAAGTCGCTTGTTTTTTGTGCAATATAATGCCATTGACTACTTCCTTTATCTCCACGAATTACATACCACACGTCATGAGTTACATTCCCTGAAAGTTGCTTTTCAATATGAATTGTATGCTCTGTGCCTAAAACTCTTGAGCCTATCATGTTATCACTTATTGTTGACATTCGAGGTATTTTGTCAAGAGATATTGTATCACTGCCACCACTAAACCCACTTACATAAGTTCCTCTAATTCTAGCCCTTATATCACAATAACTTGACAGCCATACATCTAAAGTACCGTCATTATTATGATATAATCTTTTACTTATGCTACCAAGAGTAATTGAACTTCCACCACCTGTACTTATACTTGATGATGTGATGCTATAATCTGTACCAGCAATATTTAAAGTATGTGTTCTTTGACCTATATATAGATTATATCCACTCTGACAATCTAAATGTAGTGTTATTTCTAAATCACTATAATTTTCAGTAATATTTTGTGTAGCTTCCCATTCTGTTCTAAGAGTATATCCCCTATAATTTCCTGAAAAACTTCCTGTTAAAGCCATTAGTCCACCACCTTTCTAAATGAGAGGTTGCCATTCTCACGAGGAACAAAGGCAAAGTTGCCAATCCTAATGCTTCTTAAAATCCTTGCATCTGTAATATATAATTCCTCATTAGAAAAGTATGCAACCTCTTTTTCTTTCATAAAGAAAGATTGCTTCTTAGGGGTTAATTTCATTTTAAATTCTCCGTCTTTCTTTCCCATTTCCATACCATCTATATCGAAACGGATATAGCTTGATATATCATCAAATTTTCCTTGAAAGATATTTTTATCATTCTGATAAATTTCTTTAAATTTGTCAAAATCGAAAGTTATAGAATCGTGAGTTTGTTTTATACTTGTCTTAATAAATTCTTTTAGTTTTAAATTATTTAACTCTATATTATTAAGTTTCTTTGCAAGTTCTGAGTTAGTAGTAGTTAAATTTAAAATTTCTTGTTTTAATTTTTCGTTTTCTTTTTCTGTATCTTCTAAAGCAGGAACCCAAGTCGTTGCAATTGTTCCCTCTTCAATCTTTAATTTTTTTATAGAAAAAATTGGCTCTTGATTATTTTCTAAAACTTCAATAAAAAGTTTTTTTACATCCTTAGCTTTTAAAACAACTCTTTTTTGCTCTTTACTTTTTACTGTTTCTTTTACTTCTGCAGTATAGTCATTTAAGAAAAATTTTAAATCAAAGTCTGAAAAGTTTATACAATCAAAGCTAAAAACATAGTCTTTGTTTTGTAATTTTAAATTGTCAAAAAGATAAAAAGCTAGTATGTTGCTATTTACATCTATATTTCTTTCAACAAATTTTATACTTTCACAATCTCCCCAATCTTCTATATCATTAAGTTTGTTGTACTCTATACTTTTCGCTCCGAAAGTATGCCATTTTGACTTATCAAAAAAGTTGCTGTTTGGTAGCAAGTTTCTAGCTCCAACTTTTACCTTTGACACTTCATTAACTACAGATTTTTTTACAACATTATTTATACTTTCATTTGAACTTAAGTCTAAGCTTTGTCCAACATCTGCTGAAAGTTTATTTGCCGTTATAGAATTAGCAACTATCTCTTCTCCTGCTATTCCTTGTGAAGTTATGGCCGTTCTCCATTTCCACTCGCCATTAGGTTTTTTACTGTCTGCAATTAGGATTTTTCCAGCTCCCATATATACAACCTTTGTAGGACTGTTTTCTATGGGTTTATCAAATGAATAGTAACCTGCAGGCAATTTATATTCATTATTTGCTTTTAGTTCATAGTTATATCCATCTTCATTGAAATAGAAATTTGTAATATTTTTTAGAAAACTTTCCATTCTGCTTTCTAATTCCTGTTGTTTTTTTTCTTCTTTTTCGTTATCATTTTTTATTCTATCAGATGCAGATAAAACAACCTTATCCCCAAACTCAAAACTTATCAAATCCGAGTTTAAAAAATTCTTTTTGATTTTAAATATTCTTGTTTTATATCTAATGTTTAGATCATTTCTAATAATTGTACAAGTTTCTCCAATTTCAACTAGTCCTTGAGATATAACTGTTGATTTTAACTGTAATTTAGGTCTGCAGTTTTCTTTTGCATAAAGATAAGTTTTATTCAAAAGTTCTTCCTTATCCTCTATATCAGAAAATTCTACAATGCCTATTTTTGGTGTTCCGTCAGGATATCCCCAAAGTTTACTAGCTTCTTTTATTTCGACAAAATCCTGTCCAACAGGTTTATCAACCGGTTTTCCTTTTACTTTTTCCCAAATAACACCATCAAACTTTATTTTTCTTCCATAACCACCTTTTTCGGTTTGTTCTCCTTTGCCTAGTCCAATATATGCAGTATAGATGTCTTTATCAGTTTCAGCTACAACTGTTAAAAGTTCATCTCCATATTCAAACCATTTTCCGTTGTCATTGGATATTTTGTCATATAGATTTATAGTCTTTGAAATGATTTTTCCATCTTTAAATTCTATATGCGGTATAAATTCACAATCCCATTTTTTTAATGCTTCTGAAAAAGAAGATAGTACAGATTTATAATAAAAATTAGCACTTGAAGTTGTTGTTGCTTTACTAACTCCAACCTTCCAAGTGCTATTTTCTAAAATTTTATTAAATGCCTCTGCAGCAGTAACCTTTGTAGGTCTTATATCTCTTAAGACTTGACCTTTTAGATCATCAAAGAGTATATGAATACCTTGTAGAGTTATCATTCCATTTTCTTTAATATTTTTTCTGATTTTATAAAGCCAAAAATTATTTAGTTCTTTAACTCCAAAATATTCTGCTTTTTCAATTTCCTTATTATATTTTGTAATTGTAGTAGCTGTTATAAGTCCATTTAATTCAATTTCTTGAGTGTTTTCTGTTAAATCTTCCGGAGAAATAGTGTCTATTAATTCTTGTTTATTGTTAAATAAAAATATTCCTGATTTCATTAATACCACCTTTCCCTGTACTCTATTTTTAAGTTAGTTGCATTTGTTATTGTTACAACATTATTATCAAAAAGTTTAAAATCGTGATAATCACTTTCTACAAAGTCTAAATATGATTTAATATCTTTTTTATTCAAAAAAATTTTTTCTTTTGATATTTCTAAAATATCATCCTTAGTAAAATTCCCATTTAGAATAATTTTTGTTCCTTTAGTTTCATTTCTTAAAATAACTTTATTTGTTCCATTTGTTATTTTTGCAGTTATGTTTTCTATTTTAACATCAAGACTGTATTTTGATTTTATTGTCTTATCTACTGTTAATTTATCGCCAAAAACAAAAGGGTTCTGACAGAATATAGTAAAAGACCCTACACCTTTATTAATTGCAGGATCTGTAACTTCTGTTACTCTACCTATTCTATATCCCTCTTCATCTGTTACTTTAAAAATAACATCTTTTTCAGAATTAATTATATTATTTAACTTTTGCATTGTTTTAAAATATTCTAAATGATTTTTAGAGTTTATAAGAAAATCAACTATTACTTTTCTTCCAGGATACTTACTTTCTGTTATATATTCTCCATCTCTTCCGGAGATTGATATTGAATTGATATTCCTTACAAAAAGCCCTCTTCCTTTAACATCAATTGTAGTATAGTCTGCTATTGTATCATCAAGATTTTTTTCATTAAAAATTAATTTATATCCCATACTACCTCCTAATATGCTAAATTAAGTTCGATTTTTTCGTCTTGAACTTTTGTTATATCTTCAACAAATGTTTTAAAAACATTGTTCCCTAAATGCAATATTAATTCAACAGGTGTCTTACTATCTATATCTGAATTTGTTATTAAAGCATTTTCTCCATTTACTTTTTCAAACATTGATTGTGGTTTTGTATTTACTATATTGTGATTTAATTCACTTGTGAAACTTCTTTGAGTTTCTTTTGCTACTTCTTCCATTGCATTTTGAACAGGTTTAATATTGTCTTCAATCCCTTCAGCAAGTCCTAAGTTTAAAAATTCTCCTATTTCTGCAAAAACTCTTGATGGAGAGTGAATACCAAAGAAACTTTTAACTTTGTTTACAACACTTTTACAAGCATCTATTGCAGAAGATATTACATTTTTAACAGCTCCTGCAATACCTCTCGCAAGACCCATTAGAAGTTGACCCCCCATAGATACAAACTCAGATATAAAACTTCTTATTGATGATAATATTTCTAAAATTATTGAAGGTATTTTTGCAATAACTTCCGGTGCCTTTTGTATTATCCCTGAAAGTAATTTTCCAATTAGTTCAACACCTTTTTGTAGAAATTGTGGTAAATATTCCCCTATCTTTCTAATTAGAGCTAATAACAGATTAGTCAATGTTGATATAATCTGTGGTAAATTATTCCAAATACCCATAGCCATTTTGCCAATTAGTTCGAAGCCTTTTTGCAAAAATTGTGGAAAATTATCAAGTATTGTCTTTAATAATTTATCTAAAACATCAACCATACTCTTTGTTATTGCTGGCATATTATTAAATATACCTTGAGCCATATTCTTAATTAAATCATATCCTGCTTGTAATAATTGAGGTATTGCATCCATAGCCACAATCATTATGCTATTTATAATCTCTCCCATACCAGTTATTACATCCGGGATTGCACTTAAAAGACCATTTACTAATTCGGTTATCAATTCAACTCCAGTTTCTAAAAACTGTGGTAAATAATCTGTTAAAAGTACATTTATCATTTCGCTAAAATTAGCCCAAAATCCTTCCATACCAAAGTCAAAACCACTTATTAAGGAATTAACCATATCTGTACCCATTTGTATAAATTGTGGTAAAGCTATTTGTACAAAAGTTATTAAAACTCCTGGTAATTGTGATAAAATATTTCCTATCATTGGAAATAAGTTTCCAAATAGGAAAGTACTAACAGTACTTGCTAAACCTTCTAAAGCTGGTCTTATTCCTTCTCCAAGTGCTAATGCTCCTAAAACATCCTGAAACGATGCTTTCATAGCATTAAAAGAACCTGTAACAGTTGTTGATGCTTCTTTTGCAGTTGTTCCTGTAATGTCTAATTCGCCTTGTATAACGTGAATTGCTTCGTAAACGTCATTTAGGTTATTTATATCATATTTAACACCAGTTATTTTTTGGGCATCTTTAAGAAGTCTTTCCATTTCTTTCTTAGTTCCACCATAACCAAGTTTTAAATTGTCTAACATTGTATAATTTTGTTTAGCAAAACCTTGATAAGCATTTTGGATAGCTTCCATTGAAGTCCCCATCTTGTTGCTGTTGTCTGCCATATCTATCATAGCCATATTTGCAGTTTCAGCAGCCTTTTTTGTATCTCCACCTAGAGATTGTAATAAACTTGCACTAAAGCCTGTTACATTTTCCATATAAGCATTAGCAGATAGTCCTGTTGTTCTGTATGCTTCTTTTGCATAACCTTTTACTCTATCTGCATTATCTTTGAAAAGTGTTTCAATACCACCTAATGATTGTTGAAGTTTTCCCCCTTCTGTAAGAGTTGATAATAGAGCTTTACCGATTCCCGCTGCAATAAAGACCTTTTTCAACGTAGAAACTATACTTGTTCCTGCACTTTGTCCAGCTTTAGAAGCTTCTCCATCTAACTGCCCGCTAATTGCTCCTTCCAGTCCTTTTGCGGACGGAACAATTTGGACGTATGCTTTCCCGATATCACTCATTATTATCACACTCCTTTTCTTTTATATTTTTTAGTATGTTTGCTTTTGCTTTTTCAAAATCCTCACCGGAATTAAAACTACTTACATTATCTTTAGATTTTTCAATTGTATCTAATAACATTTTAGGTTTATTTCTTCCCTTTTGAGCATCTTTAGTATTTGCATAAACTAAAAGAGTTAGTCTATCATAGATACCAGCTAGTAAATAGTCTTTTGTTTCCATTTTAGCTTTAAAGACTTTCATTTTTAATCTTGAGTTGTCACGAAGCCCATAAACTAAAATTGCCACCGTTGATAGTGGCAATTTCTTATAGTCTATTATGTTATATGTTTCAGCAAGATCACAAATTATTAAATCCTCGTTTTCTTTTATAACTCCAGCAAGGAAAACTAGTTTTTTACTTTTTGATTACTTTTTAAAATTTCTTCTAAAATTTTACTCATCTTTTCAGTAGAAGCATATCCATCTTTTTTCTTTAAAAATTCTATTAAGTTTTCTTTTTGTTTTTTTCCTAAAAGTTTTTCATAAACTTTAGGAACCAAAAGAGGATTAGAATCCACCTCAGCCATTAATTCTAATAGCTCATAATCATCTAATGCTTTATCTGAAATTTCAAATCTAAAGCCTGTTTTAGTAATCCCTTTTATCATTATTATGCTCCTTTTACAATATATTCAGTATGAGTTTTATTTCCATTAGTTGAAAGTGCTTCAATTGTTACTTCATAACCTATTGCATCTTCGTCTGTATAATTTATTTCTCCAATTTCAGTAATTATTCCGTTCGGAATTACAATTCTTTTTATTATTCCACCTTTTAATATCATTTCTATAACTATGACATGTGGTTCTGCAGGATCACTTGTTGCTTCAACAGTAATTCCTGTTTCTAAAGTGCCAGTTACATTTTTGTCTCCATATATTTCTTTTAAAACATCTATGTTTAGTGCCTCAATCAATTTATAAGTAAATGTATCTGGTTTTTCTGTTTGAGTTGCTAAAACTACCTCTCCACCCCAAGCCTTAATTTTTTCAGATTCTGGACTATTTTCATTGTTTAACCCATCTTCTGAAATATAACCTAAATTTTTAAAAGCTTCATTAAGTGCAGTTTTCGCATCTGTTGGTAATACTGTTCCAAGTGGTGCAACACTTACTGCTCCGCCTACTTTAGGTTTCCCATAAGTTACATTTTCTGTCTTTGCCATTTTTTTCTCCTTTTTAATAATGTTTGATATCAAAAACTGCTTGATATCTGTATTGTTTAGTTTCTTCATCTGTAAAGTTATAATCGCTATTAAGCTTTACTGATGCTATCTCATCTAAATTTATCATTTTTTCAACTGCTTCTTTTAACTTTTCATTTAGTTCACAAGCTTTATATAAGCTTTTTGCATAACTTTGAAAAGCAAAAGTAGTAGATTTTAAATGATTAGCTTTTGAACTTGAAGTTTTTTCAAAAATTACAAAATTTTCAGGCTCATTCTCTTGATGCTCTAAATAAACATCAACTTTTAAATTATTTTTTAAAAATTCTCTTATTACTATTTCAATCATATTATCTAACCGCTTTTAATAATGTGTTATTCTTATAGTTGTCTCTTTTAGCTTTTTTTGTTTTCGCTCCAACAGAAGCATTTGCTCTTGTTTTTCCAATATATATGTCTGTTTCATATCCGGAACCACACCTTGCAGCAATTGCTTTTGCTTTTTCACTTAAAACTGATTGCATTTGAGTTGACTTCATAAGCTCACTAACTCCTTGCTTATTAATCTTAAAATTTTTAAGCATATCGTTCCACCATAACTTTTTTATGCCAACTTAACGGAATCATATCTTCTATTCCTTCTATAACTCCCCCAAAAGCTTTATATTTCTTATTAAAAAATTCGACTTCTTGATTTTCCCAAATATTTTCATCTCCCTTTGGAATTGCAAGAGTATATGCTATTTTTTTACCATATAAATTCAAAGAATTTGTTATATCTTCAGTAGTTGGTTTCCCTATAAGTACATTATCAACTTTTATTTCTTTGTCTGCAAAAATCGAATTTCCAAAAGGATCTTCTCCTACTTTTATTTTGTTAATTAACGTAATTGTAATTCCTTTAATTCTTGCCATAAAGTTCAATCACTCCTATTTTTTGCCTTTTTAGTCCTAATCTTGAAAGTTCACTTTTTTTAATAAAAAGTCCTCCACCTGGATTTAAAAAAGTTCCACTTACAGAGTACCCTAAAGCACTTTCAGAACTCTGTATCATTGGTTCTGAATTTGTAGAAGTCATTAATGTTCTCGCAACAATATCAACTGTTACAGATTTTAATACACTTTTAAAAACTGAATCTTTTTGTAATTCATCCAGGTCTTTTCCTACTTTTTTTGCTTCAAATCTTAGACTATCAGAAACAATTGGTAATAGAGCTTCTGCTTTCTTTACCTCATCTGGTTGCAATTCTCTAAAAAGTGATATTACATCTTCAATTGTTGCAAAATTACTCATTTTTGCCACCTACTTTTTTTTTGATTTTTTTTCTTTTTTGGGTTCTTCTGTTTCTTCTGTAGGTTCTTCTATATCTTCTATAGGTTCTTCTATATCTTCTATAGGTTCTTCGCTTTCATTTGCAATATTTTCAATTACTTCTTCCCAGTCTTCGCTAGAAATCAGACAAGGACTATCAATGATAGCCCCTGTTATAACATTTTTATATTTCATATTAAGCCTCCACAATTCTTACAAAAGATTTTGCATCTAATATTCCCCATCCTATGAAAGCCTCTGCTCTTAAATAAACTTGATTATATCCTTTTAAGTCTTTTCCAGAGTTGTCAGGATCTCCATATTCTATGACTTGAAGTGGAATTTCTTTTGCATAACCCCATTTAAACATATTAGCAAAGTCCCCTATAATAGACCTATCTTTTACTTGGTCTCCTTCTGATATTGTTGTGTTTATATCAGCAGGTAATCCATTTATAGTTCCTGGATTAGCTCCCCAAGCAAGTTCAGGATATTGTTTAACTCCATTAACTTTTAATTTTGCTAGTTCTTGTGAAAAAATAGGAGACATTGCAACCCCTGACACTTCTCCATTTGCTCCTTGAATCATAGCAACTGCAGTTTCAATATTTTCTTCAATTTGTGCTTTATCGAATGTTACAGTTTGAGTAACTAAACTATCAAAATGATTTGTTGAAATAACATCTGAAGCTTGTTTTGTTCGTGGATTAAGTCCATGAAAAGCCATAAGGTCAATACCTCTAGCAACCTTCTTCGCAAAGCCTTCATTAAATGCTTTTAAAATACTGATTTTTTCTTCATCCGCTGCATATATAAATTCATCTGAAACCCTCGCACCATACTCAATTTTAATTGGTATAATTTTAACAGGTTCAACAGATACTCCACCTTCTGATTTTTTTCCATTTTCTGCAACAATATCTACATCTTTATCAAGAGTGAAAGTAAATATTTTATTTCCATTGAAAGATACTGGTACTTGTTTTGATAAAACTGCAAGTGATGATTTGCCTTTTACTTTGTTAATTAAATCTGTTACTAATTCCGGGTCAAACAATGTACCCTTTGATAATACTGCCATAATTTTATTCTCCTTTTAATCCTTTTAATATATTTTGGTATGCCACATCTTTGAGTTCATTTTTCTCTGTACTTTTTAAAGGTGGTGGCGGTGTTTGTGATTTGAAAAAGTCTGATAAACTTTGTGCATCTGCCTTTATACTATCCTCATCATCTCCTGAAATTCTGCCGGCTAAATGATAAGGTATGCCGTTTTCAAGAGCATATCTTATTTTTAGAGATGATAAATCATGTGCTTTGACTTTCCCTGTCAATTCTTCAATTTGCTTTTCAAGTTCTGTTTTACTTGATGTTGAACTTTCTAAACTTTTCTTAAGTTCTGTCAATTCTTTTTCTAAATCAACATTTTTGTTTTTAACTTCGCTATAATCAGTAAACTGCTTTAAAATTGATTCTTTTTGTCTAGCAAGTCTTTCTTTTATAGCTTCATCAAATTCTTCTTGTGTAGTGATTGGTTTAAATTCACTCATTTTTCTTCCTCCTATTTGTCCAGTTTGATTCTGTATTTTGTATATTAAAAAAGGCACTCTTAAAAGTGTCTTTAATAATCAAATATTTAATTTTAATATTTAATTTTTTGTTTCTTTGGTGGTTTTGAAATACTACAAATCCAATGTGCAAGTAAAGCACTATCCATTAGTGCTATATCATTGTCTTCATATTGTGATTTATATCCAAATCCACCACTTACTCCTATAAACCTCTTTTCACAATTTGTAGCCACTTTTGTTAGAGATGGCTGGTCTTTGTGACATATAGTTTTTTGAAAAATTCCTTGTTCCCACATAGAATTTGCAACTACAACCTCTTTTACTGTTGGTAAAATTGGTTTTCTTAGTTTATATTCCAAAATTTCATCAAATAATATTTTTTGTCCTGATTGTCCGTCAATAACAACCTCTGCAACATCTGCATTTTTTAAAAAATTTATTATCCAAAGATTTCCATTTCTAACAGTTTGACAATCTATACTTTCTACAAAAATTCTTTCATCTTCAGTCTTAACTGCGATACTCATTGCAACATTAGTTCCATCAGCCCCATATTTTATCCCTGCAAATAGCTTTCCTCTTAAATTTGGAACTTTGTTTACTTTTAAAAGTCCCCAATCCGTTTCACTAATTGCTGATTTTTGATTATATTTTATCCAAAGACCTAGTCTTTGAATATTAAAGTCTATTTCGTCAGAACCTATTTCATCTTCGACAGACCTTTCAGTAAATATTGTTCCTAAACTAGGATTTGTTAAATACCATGATTCAATATTTCGTGGATCAGTTTGTTCTGAAACTGACCATTCTGCCCACCCTGTATTTTTTGTTTCTTGATTCAAAGCCTTATTTCTTAAATTTGTAAAAACTGTTCCTGAACTAACTGGTGTTGGTGGAGTCCCGCAAAATATTGTTTGTGGATTTTTACTATCAGTAACTACATATTTTAATGCACTTTCCTGGTCATCTGTATATTCTTGTGCTTCATCAATAATAAGTAAATCAAATCCTTCTCCTAGTCCGCCTTTAGAGCTTCGTGTTCTGAAATCAACTCTACCCCCACCTGATACTTCTACCATTTCTCGCCCTGCAGCACGAAGTGAATTATATGCTATTCCACTTTTATCTAATATTGATGTTAATCTTTCCCAAGCAGAATGTGAAGTTGTTGTTCTATGAGCAGTATGCAATACTTTTTCATTATTTTTAAGTGCAAATAATTCTCTAATAACAATTACTTCATTTTTTCCATTACGTCTTGGTAAAGAATATCCAAATTTAGTATGTTTCCAAAGACCTTTACTTGTCTTTGATAAAATGGCTTTTATTAAATTTTTTTGCCATTTTTGAGCTTTCCTTTTTGATGTTTCATAAATCTCAATTGCATCTTTATAATCACTTCTTTTTGTAGAAAGAATTAGTGACTGTGTAGGGTTCTGATTTCCTTTTCGTTTTGTAGCCACTTAACCTCTCCTTAATTTCGTTTTATACAACAAAAAAGCAACATACTTTTCTGTACATTGCCTTTTTTGTTATTTAATTCATCTAATTAAAGTTTATACTCAAAGAATTATTTTTTATGTCAAAATCAATGGTCTTGTAAAAATCATTCCATTTATCTTCAATTTTCCCATTAATAAAAATATTTTCAAAATCTTTAGAAGCTTGTTTTGGAATCAACCAACCAAAAAGGGTATCAACTTCCATATCTTCAAATTCAATATCTTTACATTCTCCAAAATCCAAGAAAAAAACTTTATCTTCTAAATTAGCTTTTTCTTGTACTTTAGAAAAAAACTTTAAAAATTTATCTGATTCTTTTGTCCTTAATCCTAGCATTATTTATACCCCCCTTTAAAATTGTTATAAATTCTTCATCTTTATCTACAAGAACAACATCTTCGCCTTTTATATATGCTTTAACTGGGAATGGTTGACCTCTCCAATCAATACCTCTAACTACTTCATCAGGATTTTTATAAATATTTATTATAATTTCTTTAAATTTTAACCTGTCTTCCTTTGATGATTCCTTCAGATTAAACTCTTGCATATGATAACCAGCTTTTTTTCCAAATTGTTTGTCATTTATTTTCAAATCCTTTTTTTTAGAAATTCTTATTCTTTTCTCTATTTTAGCATCTTTTTCAGCTTTCGTCAATTTTTTGCTTTGTATATTATGTCTTTTTTCTTGTTTAGTATATTTTTTTGTCCAAACATTTTGCTTTTTTCCATCTCCCGGAAAATATTCAACAATACAATCACAATGACTATGTCTTCTATAAACATCTTTTGGAACTTCAGGATAATTATATTTTCCAGCTATTTTATCACACCATTTGCAGCATTTTCCACTTGAAATTCTTATAACAACTGGTTTCAATCCTAATTTTGAATGATATTTTACATTAACTTTTACAGTATCATCAACAATACCTTTGCAAAATGTCTTTATTGGTTCATCTAATATCCATTTTATTTTATCATAATCATCTCTTACTAATCTACCAATAATTCCATTCGCTTTATTTTGATTAAATTTTGGAATAATTACTCCCCCACTAATCTTTGAAACTTTATTCAAATTTCCCATAACACCTGTAGAATAATTAGATATAACTTCATGTGCTTTTCTCAAACTTGAATTAACAAGTTTTTCTGCCATTTCTTGATACATTTTTTTATTAGATAATATATCTGATTTTATAGTATCTTTAAAAACTTTAGACAAAATATTTCCGACTTCTGTAGCTAAATCATTTGCATTTTTAAAAGTTGCTTTGTTTTCTGTTAAGATTTCAAGAGCTTTTTTTATTTCTTTGCTCTGTTTCCAACCTTCGTCAAAATGATTTATTATATTTTCAATAACTTCATCAATGTTATTAATATTATTCATCATTAGATCCTTCTATTCCTGTTAAATCTGATAAAGTTTTTTTGTCAAAATAATTTGGTATTGCTTGATTTATCTTTATTGCACCATCACCAATACTTGATAATGTTGCTGCATCTGGTTCAAATACGGGTTGCCACTTTGGAATAAGATTATAAAATTCATCTCTTCTATATGCAAAGTTATCTCTTACACAAGAGGCTAAATACCCAACGTTTAAAAAACCACTTCCAAAAGTTCTTTGAGCTTTTTTGGCAAATAATCTCAATGTTTCATGACTTGCTTTTATAGCTTCGCTTGAACTTGGATTATCGCTTACAAAACCTAAATCATCAAGTGTAAGACCTGTTTCACCTGCAAATCCTGCCGCTGCAGTTCGAAGCTGTTCCGTAAACGGAGACATTGACGGTGTTGTGAATTGTCCCAGTTTAGGTTGTTCTCCAGTATCTCCTGCAGAAATTTGTAGCATACTTGATATTGTTGCTTTCCATCCATCTAAATCCACATCTTCACTAAGTCCTACTATATACTTTTGTGGAAATGAATAAAATTCTGCAGTAACATCTGCTCTTTCTAGTGTTCTACATGCTAGTTTTTGATAATACATACATGAACGAGATATTCTACTTCGACCAAATGGTCTTTTCGCATCCGGTCTATGGATTATTGGAACAAGTAATGCATATGGAGACTGATTTTTGTAACTATATGAGTATTCTCCATTTATATAATAATCTGTCCTTCCAGATATAAAGTATGCTTCTAAAATTGGTCTTCCTTCATCATTTTTATTTAGAATTGCATAACCTTCTGTCAATAAATTTGTAATTGGATCTATGATTCCAGTAGCACAATCACCCTCTATCACTTGAAGTCTTGGAATATCCTCCTCTCCTTGTGAAATATATACAAAACAACATGATGAAATTAAAGCGGATAAAATTGCATTGTCAAAAAATACATCTGGGTTATTTAATTTAAATATTTCATTAACTTCAAAAATATCATTTTCAAACTTTTTAAAGTATAATCTGTCTGCTAAAGTATCAACTGACTTTGCACACCACCCCAAAGTTGCACTATATTTTTGCCTTATTTCTTGTGGAATTGTGATACTTAAACTATGCTCTTTTTTCTTCATATCATAGTATGAATATCTTGTTTCAACTCTTGATTTAACTATATTTAACTTGTTTCTTAAATATTCGATTCCCTTATAATTTTTCATCTATTTTACTCCTTTTTGGCGTGAGAAAATTTGTACAGTCGACAGTATGAATGACGAGCGACCGAGTGAGGGGGTGGTATGCCCCTGTTGTCTTCACTTTTCTTTATAGTTTATCCAGTCATTTGACTGTGGTAAATTTCTGTTTCCAATTTCTATTGTTTTTTTCTTCTCTATATTCAAAAATAGTTTATCACTTTTTTGTCTATTACATTGCCAGTGTGCTAGCTGTAAGTTTTTTATGTCGCTCGGATGACCACCTTTAGCAACTGGAATTATATGATCCACACAAGGTGCTAATGGGTTTGGAGTCTTTAAAGTCATATCAATTTCCTTGCCACAAATCCCACACACATTCTGTGTTGCTAGTATCTTCTTCCTATTCTTTTCATAAGCTGCACGGTGTCCTGGTGTTTTATCAGGTCGGATAATTTTCATACTTTAACTTCCACCTTTCTATAACTCTTATGGGGGTAGGTATAAAATATTATTGACTTTTATAAAACAAAAAGAGAATAACTAAACATTACTCTCTTCTTGCTATAAATATATGAAAGGAGGTTCTCATGAACACATCTCTAATGTATATTTTACAATATTTTATAATATAATTATAACATGTATTTTTCCTAATAGTGTACGGACTTTGTCCGAACTTTATCTCCTATTTCCAACTAATCTTTCAGTCATTTTTAAAAGAGCTTTATTTAGTTTATCATAAATCACACTTCTTGAAATAAATTTAGATTTTTCTATTTTTTCTACATCCCATTTTTTAAAATACTTTAAATCTATTAATTCTAATTCTTCTTTGTTCAAATAACTCAAACCTTTTTTAATTTCTAAATATTCATATTCAACTTTTTTTAATTGTTGCGAAAGAGCTATTTGCTCACTTAATAAATTCAATCTCTTGTTTTCCACAACATTATAATCTGAACTTCCACTACTATATGATGTTGGATTTGAACTTCCAACATTTGTTAGTTCAGATTCTATATACTCTAATCTTTCACTAATGTTTTGTAATGTTTCTTCTTTGTGTGAATAGTGATATAATTTCTTTTCAAATGCAGCAACAAATATATCTTTATTCATATTTTACTCCTTATTTAATTTTATCACACAATCAATATCTTTAATTTTGAATAAGTTATTATTTATCTCTATATATCCTTTTTTATCTTCGTTTTTTCCTATTACAGCAGCAATAAATTCATATTCCTCTTCATCAATGTACTCATCACTAATATCATTTATGAAAATAACTCTGTGTGAATATTTTGAGTGTTTTTCTTTAAATAATTTTTCTTTCAAACTTCCATTCTCTTTTTTTAGATCTTCAATAACTTCTTTTCTTTCTGCATCTCTTATTTTAAAATCATTTTGTAAATTAGTATATTGATGCTCCAAAATTCTTTTTGCATAAGTTTTTTCTCTTAATTCTAAATCTTTACACCTAATTTCCCATAAATTAATTCCTGCTATTATAAAACTTGCTATAAAAAGTATTGTGATTACATATACTAGTTTCATTTTTATTCTCCTTTTTCAATTTTTATTTTTATGTTTTTTAAAAAGTCAATTCCTATGCTATGCTTGTAAAACACTTCAAAACTTTTTAAATCCTCTGCAGTTACACTTTTCTTTCCAAAGTACTTTTCCATGTTCAACCAAACATCAAACGGAACAAAGAAATATCTTTCTGTAAGTCCCTCTGCAAAGCAAATGCAAACAGCAGTTATACAGTTTAAGTTATGGTTCCTTTCAAGTTCTGCATTTTGATTTTCTGATAATATGCTTCTTTGTATTTTATTTTGACTTGTATATTTGCATTCAAAAACTATACATTGTCCATTTAGCAGACACCCTTTAAAATCGGGTTCTGCTTTTCTTAAAAATTGACCTTGAAATTTTCCACCAGGTAATTTTTTTATAACTCTAAAAGGTTCCGGAACTTTATGTATATTTGCTATATTTTTTTCACGATAGTAATTACAAGCTCTTTCTATTTCTTTTTCAAAGAAATGCCCTTGAGCATTGTTCTTCAGACTTTGAAATTTCTTTTTTTCATCTATCATCTTTAAACCTCTTCTTTTATCGCACTAATTTTTGATATAGTTAATTTAGTATTTTCTTGTGCATTTTTTAAAATAAATTTTTTACCATCTTTTGTTAATATGCCTTTTAAAGTTCCTTCTTCATTTACGAGAATTACTTTTATTTTCTTGTCAATGTATTCGTTTAACATAGATCCATCTACTGCCATTAGTCTTGCACCTCCACAATATCATAAATACATAAATCAATATTATAGTTTCTTTTTATTTCTTCAATTTCTTCAAGTGTGAATTGTGCTTGATATTTTGAATTATCAGTAGCATATTTTGAATTAAAAATAGTTCCATCTTTTGTATCAACAGTCAAATATTTTTCATTATCTTGTAAATCGAATAGTTTTATATAACCTTTTTTTAAAATCAAATTATTTCTTTTTCCTTCGACTTTTTCTAATTCTCTAAATTTATTATAAACATTCAAATAATCATTATATCCCGACAAAGTCCAAACTTGTTGTATTTTTCCTTTTGTTTTATAAAAAATGCTGTTATTTTGTATTTTATAATAAGCCGTTCCGTCCGTATATATAACACCCTCCTGCATTTCTAAAAAGTCTGATATTTTGATAGGTTGTTTTAAATATTCTAATGCTTCATCAAACTGCTCTTTTTTATAATCTCTATAAAAAATTCTATTTTCTTCAATAATTTTAAGTGCTTCTTCTCTATTCATTTTCTATCTCCTTAACTCTATAAATTTCAACTGATTGTAATCCGTTTTTATCTTCAACTATTGCTACTGGATATGCTATCACTCCTCCTGACACTCCTCCTACCATCATACTTTCTTTTATAATTGTTGAATATTGAAACACTCCATAAAACTTTGCTTCTATCCAACTATCCTTTTCATTAATATTTTTAAGAACCTTACACTTTTTCATCTATTTTCTCCTTTCAAGTTCTTCAAATTTTCTTCTAATGATTTTTTCTTCCAAGTTTCCGTTCTTGACTAATTGTTTGATGTACTCATAAAATTCTTTATATAAGTCATCTTTACACAAAAACTTATAAAGTACCTTTCTTTGTGCCTTTTCAATTTCATATGAAACATCAGTTAGACTTATTCCGTTTTCTTTTAGAATATTTATCTGTTCATCAGTTATCGTTATTACACTTCTAAGTGTAGTTTCATTTTTTTTATTCACTGCATCAATTAATCCTTCTGCAATTTCCTTTCCTACATAATCTAATATTTTTCTTTGTCTTTCCGCGCTTAGTTTTGAAATGTCCCTCATTCTTTCCTCCTTAACTTCAAATAGATACTCCAACCAGTAATCTCGTTATAAACTGTTTCATATCCTTTGTTTTTATCTCTTATTTCCCAACCTGGATATTGCAGTTCCCAATATTTTTTGTTAAATCCCTCTCTAATGATTTTCTCAACTTTTCTCTTGCTATATTTAAAATCATTGTTTCTACTTTCAGGTCTTTTCAAATTTTGACTACATGTCCACTTTCTTTTTTTTGTTAGATTTCTTGCAAGATACTCACTAACTTTTGTTATCCCCGTTGAATAATCATATTGCAATCTTCTAACATTTGCTATTCCTATTATTCTGCCTTTCTTTTCTCCTCTCTTTTTTCTTTTTCTCCATAAATCTTCTACTACATCTCTATCTAATCCTGAATTGATTATTAAATGATGATGTGGTCTTACACTTTCCACCCCCTCTTCTTCATCTTCTCTCGTAGTATATGAAGTTACGAGTATATACTTTAAATCATCAATCCCCTCTGCTTTTCTTTTTCTTTTAAGTCTCCTTAAATAGTTACTAATGTTTTTTTCCATTTCTTCAACACTTTTTGGAAGATTTTCATTATTGTATGTTAGATGTAATACTAAATCTCCATCTCCAAAATTTGTCTCTGCTAATTGAATAAATTTTCTCCTAGCATTTTTGTCATTTAAGTTTTTTTGTACAGATATACTTTCTTTTGTTTTTTTAGATCTTTTTCCTTTTCTTTTTCTTGGAACTACCATTGGATAAATATCAACTTCCATATATTTATCTCCACAGTATATCTTTTTTTCCCTGGTAAAACTAAATCCTAAATGTTCTTTCATAATACCACCAATTTTTTTATATTTTTCTTTTCTTTTTTTATATGGTCGAAAAGATAATACCTACTACAAGCTCACAAAAGAGGTAGATTTTATCCCTCTTTTTCTTGCATTTTTCGATAAATTGTGGTATAATAACATTGATTAGAAATGTTTTATCTTCTCATTACTTGTAAAAGTTTTGATAAGATATACCACTAAAAAGCACTTGAAAAAGTGCTTTTTTATTTTGCCTCTTCCTCTTCATCTTTAGAACCTACTTTTTGCTCTAATGCCTCTTCTAAATCTGTTATAACACTTATTATTGCTCTTATTTCTGTTAGTGCTAATTTATAATTAGAAATTCCAAGACTATTTATACAAAGTAGTGAATTTCTTTTGAATTCACTCTGTAATCCCTCAAAATATAAATCATCAATAGAAATTTTTTCTTTATCTTCATTTTCTTCTGATTTTATATCTTTCAAAAAAGCTATTGTCAATGAATTCTTACTTTTGTCTAGAAGTTCCGCACATGCTTTAATTCCATTTTCTGTTTTTTTGAAAATAAGAGATTGAATTTTATCATATTCAACTCCATCATAAAAAACATTACTTTCTGCTATCATCAATTTCTTTGCTGTAGTTGGATTCATTATTTTTCTCCTTTTTTTCTTTTTCTTATACTGATTTCTAACCTTACTGCATTTAATCCTGTTCTTGTAATTTCAGGATCTGTAGAGTAATAACCTCTTCTATTCATAATTAAATTTTCATATTTTGTTATACACTCTAAATTATCTATATTTAAATTTTGAGTATTCCTATCTAAAAAAACTATAATCTTTCCTTTTGGAATTTCCCCAAAATGTTTTTCATAAATAACTCTATGCTTTAAATTCCACTTGTTAGGTTCTGCCACTTTTATTTCAATATATCCGTCTTTAGTTATTCTTTCAGAACCTACTTCTCTTATGTTATCCGGAATTTTTCCTTTTCTAAAACTTGTTTTATTAGGCTTTGAAATTCCTTTAGTTCCTTTGTTTTTTGATACATTCCCTTTTTTAAAACTTCCGGAGTTTCCTCTTGTTAGTCCTTTTGTACCTTTGTTCCAGGGAATTTTTGTGGTAAGACCATTAGTTTGTTTGAAATTATAAAGACTTGCAATATTTATATTAAGACTGTATTCTTCTTTTAGAATCTTTACCATTTCCTTACATCTCATAGTTTCATAATTTTGCTTTATGAATTCTATTGCTGCAGGTGTGTATTTTCTATATTTTTTCATAATATTTACTCAAGCATCTTTAAGTCATTTTCTTTTAAACCACAATGTTCTCCCTTTATTTGAACTGCTCTTAAAACTACATTTGCATTTGATATAATTGCATTACTTATTTTTGTAATACTTTCTGCTCTTTTTATTTCTTCTGCTAATTCTTCTCCTGTCAAATCTTCATCATTAAGTCTCTCAAGTTCTAAAAATAAATGATTATTTAAGTCTGCTAATTTGTTTTTCATACTATATCTCCTTTCATTATTTCAATTCCTAAAATGGAATTTCTTCATCCTTTGCCTCTTCAAATCCTAAATCAAAATTATCAAAAGGATCTACTGCTTTTTCTTTGCTATCTCCCCAGTCTATAAACTGTACTCTTTCTGCCCATACTTCTGTAACAAATCTTCTTATTCCGTCTTGTGCAGTATAACTTCCTGATTGTAATCTTCCTTGAATTGCTGCATTTTTTCCTTTTTGTAAATATTTTTGACAGTTTTCTGCTTGTTTCCCCCAAACAACTATATTTATAAAATCTGCTGTTTGTTGACCTTTAGCTTCTAACTCTTGTTTTTTATCTTTTGACAATCCTTTATCTACAGCTAACGTAAATCTACAGTAAACACTGTCTGTACCGCTTATGTATCTTAGTTCCGGGTCTTTAACTAATCTTCCAATTAAATTTACACTATTCATAACTACCTCTTCCTTTTTAAACTTTTTTAAAAATTTATTAGATCATTTCTTTTATAAAATTCATCATAAAAAGAATTATTGCAAATGCAACTAACATTCCATACATACAACCTTTGAAAAATATCTCATTTTCTTTTTCATCTATATCTTCCATATCTTCTATGTTTTCTAAATTCTCTTTTTCAGTTAAATTTGATATTTTTATTGTGCTTTCTTTTATTTTGCTATAATCAACAAAACTTTCTAATTTGGTTGAAGTACTAAAATCATCATAACTTTTTACCATCTCTTTTCATCTCCTCTATTTCTTTTCTATTTTTCTTTATTTCTTTCTTTACAAATTCTCCATAAGTGAATTCTTTATATGCAAGTTTTATTGCTTCGAACTCTTCAAAAGTTAGAGAATGAATATTTTTTAGTTCTATATATTTTTCACTCTTTCTAATTATTAGAAGATTTTCACTACTATATTTTTGATAAATTATTTGATTTTGTCTCTTCTTGTATATCTTCCAACCTAACTGTTTCAATGTTTTTGTTTCAGACATTATCTCTTCCTCTTTCTTTCTATCTCTTCTAATCTATTAAGTTTCTTTTGCATTTCATTCATCTGTTGCTTTGCTTTATATGAGAAGTCTATAAATTTATAAAATATATCGTTGAACTCCTTTGTGAGTTTATCAAAAGTTTTTTGAAACTCTTTTAGCTCTTCTCTTAACTCTTCTGCACTACTCATAACTTACTTCATTTCCCTCTTCAACTTTTCATACATTTTTCTTGCCTCTTCTTCATCTCTACTCACAAAACATGACAATCCTTCGCCATCTTTTCTTTTTGTTAAAATCTCATAAACAAATCTATATCCTATGTTTGTTCTTACAAGTTTTAACTCGTTTGTTTCTGCAATAGATTCTTTATTGTTCATATTCAACCTCTTCTTTAAGACCTAAATATTCATAAAACTGTTTCTTGTTTATATAAAATGTTCTTCGCTTTCCTTTCTCTTTCAATGTCATTGAAATACCAAAAGAAAACTTTCCTCTTGCAATTCCCTCTCTCAAAAATGTGAGAGTAACTCCCATCATCTCTGCAGCTTCTTGAATAGAGATTCTATTTTCTTTCATAAGTATTTCTCCTTTCTTTTTGTTTCTCCCCCTTTGTGTTATAATCTAGTTAGAAAGGGGGGGTAATTATGAAATTAAATCAAGACTGCATACGTGATATACTTCTATATCTTGAAAGTAATTTAAAATTAGATAAATATATGATGCATAAAGAACTAATAAACAATCTAACTGATTATAGTAAAGAAGATATTGAATATTCTTTATTAAAATTAGATGAAGCAGATTTTGTAGATATGCATATTGTTAGTGCTGATAATATAACTTTTTATTCATGCGTCATATACGATATTACTATTCAAGGACATAATTTTCTTGACTCAATTCGTCCGCAATCCGTATGGGAAAAAGTAAAAAATAAATCTAGTAAACTAGGTGTTTCAGGTTTAAATTCTATTTTTCAAATATCTACAATGTTAATATCTGAATATATTAAAAATTCTATTTAAACCTATCATCTATTACTATTTTTACTATCTCCCATTCACTTTTTGTAATTTCTTTTATAATTCCAACTAAATCTATTATTTTGTTAAATCTTACTTCAGGGGATTTTGGATTAAAATTTTCTAAATCTAATTCATTATCCTTTTTTTCTTTTTTACTTCCATCTACTCCTAATTTTATTCCTTTTATTTTCTCCATCTCTTTCTCCTTTCTTTTTGTTTCTCCCCCCTTTGTGTTATAATAAGTAAAAAACACTAAAGGAGATTTTTTATTATGCTCACTATCCAAACTGTTATATTACTATCAAAATTAAAATCTATTAAAAAACCTGTTATATGTAATAAGGATTTGCAGTCAAATACTATAGAGATTATGCCTGCTGATAATACAAAAGAAAAATATTATGGTGGCTTTGCTTTACCTCTTACTGTAATTGATAATAAAAATTTGGTATCTAAACTAAAATTAGATGAATTTAATTATCTAATAGAAAATAATTACATTTTTGAAGAAAATAATTTTATTTGCATTAAACACGAGGGTTATCACAAATATCAAATATCTTTTTTGAAATTTTGGAAATTTATATATCGTTCAATCCTTACTCCAATAGCTGTTGCAATTCTTACAACAATTCTTTGGAATTACTTTTTTAAATAATTCAAAGTTATTATTGTAGTTAATATAGAAACTGCAACTTGAATTGTTAAATTAATTATTCGACCTTTCTTTGTATTCTCATTTACCATAAGCCACTCTATTGGATAAAATACAAAAAATAGTATTGTAAATAAAATAATTCCAATTTTCTCAAATATATTTCCTGTTTTTATCACTTCTTTAAAATCCCTTATAGCAAATTTTTTCTCCTGCTTTAATCTTCTTTCCTCTCTACTTTCTTCCATCTCTTTCTCCTTTCTTTTTGGTTACTTATTGCGTAACTTCGTCAGCAAAAAAAATAGCACTAGGATTTTCAATTTTAAAAATTTTAATCATCTTATACATTTCATCTGCTCCAAAATTTTTATTCTCGAATCTATAACTGAGTGTTCTTATTGAAATACCTAACATTTCTGCTAACTCCTTTTGTGTAATGCCGTCCCTAGCCATATATCCCTTAATTTCATTAATTAAAATCATAGTTTTTCTCCTTTCTTTCAATAGTTTCTCATTATGTAACTTTATTATAACCTTAAAAAAGTTTCTTGTCAAGTAATTTTTTGCTAAATTTAAAATTTTTTTGTTGTTTTTTATGCAATATTTTGCTATAATAATATTAAATTTAAGAAAGGAGTTGTACTAATGAAAAATAAATTAAATGAAAATATTAAAAAATTTAGATTAAAATGCGGATATACACAAGAAGAATTAGGAAATTTTATTGGTGTAAATAAAGCAACTGTTCAAAGATATGAAAAAGGAAGTATAACAAATATTCCTGCGGACAAAATAGAAAAAATGGCTATATTTTTAAAAACAACTCCATCTGAATTAATGGGTTGGGGGCAAACTGAAAGAAAAAATTTAAAAACTGTTGAAGATTTAGATTTTTCAGGAATAAACAGAATTGCTGCACATTATAAAGGAGAAGAATTTTCGGAAGAATCTTTAAATATTATACAAGATTTTATAGAGTATGTTAGAGCAAAAAATAATAAGAACAAAAAACGTTAAATATGAGGACAAAAAACGAAATGAAAAAATCAGAAAGACTTTTAAAAATTGCTAAAGATAACAATATTGAAATCATTGATGTTTTTGCCAAAGATGATTCGTTAGAGGGGTTGTATGCTGACAATACAGTTTTAATAAACACATTAGTTCAAGAAAATAAATATAATGAAATTCTTGGACATGAATTGGGTCATCATTTTTCATTAGAGGGAAATAATCTTTTAAAAAATCAAGAAAATGATTTGCAAGAGTTTTATGCTGATGCTTGGAGTTATAGAGAAGTTGTTCCACTTCATAAACTTGCACAATACAAACTTTGGGAATATGAGGAGTGGGAAGTTTTAGAATGTGAAAATATAACTCATGATTTTTTATTCAAGACTTTTGAATATTATAAAAATAGATTCGGTTATGATACTATTGAAATTGATGATTATATAATAAATTTTTTACCTTATTTTTTAGTTAAGAAGAAATGTTATTTTGAGGAGATATAAAAATGAGTATAGAAAGAGTATATAAAGGAAAATCTTTAATTTCAAATCCAACTAATTTTATAGTTTTAGATATTGAAACTACAGGATTTAACCCTAATTTTGATAAAATTATAGAAATATCTGCAATTAAAGTAATTGATAGTTTACCAGTTGAGATATTTTCAACTTTAATTAATCCTGAATGTCCTATCGGAATGTCTTCTTTTTTAACAGGAATTACAGATAAAATGGTTGTTAATTCTCCTAAAATTTATGAAGTTCTTGATTCTTTTATAAATTTTATTCAAGATTATCCACTTTTAGGATATAATATTAGTTTTGATGTAAATTTTTTATATGATAATATTCTATTATACAAAGATATGTACTTAAAAAATGATTTTATTGATTTGTTAAGATTTTCAAGAAAGTTATTTCCAAATTTAACAAATCACAAACTAGAAACGATATCAGAATATCTTTCTTTTGAAAGACAAAAACATAGAGCATTAGCTGATTGCTCATTATGTATTGATGTTTATAATTATTGTTTAAATGAAATAAATGATAAATATAAAAATTTTGATAATTTTAAAAAATTATTTGATAGAAATTATAAGTATAAACGAACTTATAACAAAGAAAATAGTTTTAAAGAATTTTTAAAAACATTACAATCACAAGTCGTTGATTTTGATACATCAAACCCATTATATGATAAAAAAATTGTATTTACAGGAAAATTAGAAAGATTTCTTCGAAAAGAAGCCAGTCAAATTGTTGTAAATTTAGGCGGAATTGTAAAAGATAGTGTTACAAAAGATATTGATTTTTTAGTTTTAGGTAATAATGACCTCTGCAAAACTTTAGTTGATGGAAAAAGTAACAAACACAAAAAAGCAGAAGAATTAATTTTAAAGGGCTTTGATATAAAAATACTTATTGAAGATACTTTTTATGATTATATAGAAGATAATTTATAATCTTTAATAGTAAATAAAAATATTTGATTAATATATAAAAAAGGGGTATAATTTAGTTATCCGAAGATGTATTTGGCATCTTCCATTAAAATTAGATGTTCCAGCAATCTTATAGGATTGCTACTAAGTGTAAAAGACCCTTTGGGGTCTTTTTTAGTATTTATAAAGGTGGTGTTATAATGAAAAACCCAAATGGATATGGTTCGATTATTAAACTTTCAGGAAAAAGACGTAATCCATTTGCAATTGTAGTAACAGATGGATTTGATGATAATGGTAAACAAATTAGACGTTACATTTCTTATCATCCTACAAAAAAAGATGCTATGATTGCACTTGCAGATTATAATGCTAATCCTTATGATTTAGAAAAATCTAACATCACATTGAGACAATTATTTGATTTATGGTATAATCAAAAATTTAAAAAAGAAATAAATGTTGAAATTACAAAAAATATGATTTCATATAAAGCAGCATTTTCTCATTGCAAAAAATTTGAAGAAAAGCCTTTTTTGGATTTAAGAGCAACTCATCTTCAAGAAATCATTGATAACTGCCCTGCAGGTTATCCTACAAAAAAGAAAATTAAGACTTTATTCAATCAATTATATGATTTTGCAAGATTTAAAAACTTAAATATTAGAGATAAGTTTAATGAACTTGTAAAAGTAACAAACGATCATAAAGCTAGAAAGAAAATTCCATTTTCTGAAAATGAAATTGAAATTTTATGGGATAATGTAAATGATAAATTAAATTTAGACATAGCTATAATTCTGATTTACACCGGCTTTAGAATTTCAGAATTATTTAATATAGAAACTAAAAATGTAAATCTTAAAGAAATGTATATTAAAGGTGGTATGAAAACAGAGGCGGGTATTGACAGAATTGTCCCAATCCATAATAGAATTTTACCTTTTATTAAAAAAAGATACAATGAAGAAAATAAATATTTAATAGTGAATAAGTTTGATAGACAATTCCAATATTCTAATTTCAAAAGAGAATTTTGGGAAAGATGGATGAAAGAATTTAAAATGGAACATTCTCCACACGAAACAAGACATACAACAGCTACACTTTTGAAAAAATATAATGCTGATGAACTTTTTAGAAGAAGAATTTTAGGGCATGCAGTAACTGATACTACAGATAAATTTTATACACACGAAACATTAGAACAATTACAAAAAACAATAGAATTATTACCTTGA